GCTCATAGAGCTTCATCGCTTGTCTCCGTTAGTTGCAATAGTTGCAATAGTTGCAATCCAATAGTTGCAATAGTTGCAATTCACTTTTCTGCATCGCGTTCATACCGCGCGGCAATCGCCATATGGCGAAGGTGTTCATGCGAATGAACAGGATGACGCATCGCCTCTGCAACGCGAGCCTTAGCCGCGCCACCATCAGCAGATCCCAGCCGTCATGCAGCAGGTCGCGCGCGTCGCCACAGATGTGCCGGTTGCTGCCGTCCTCGCTCGGCAATAGGTCGCACGACCAGGCGTCGCAACCGCGCGCGAGGAACGCGCGGCGCACGACGCCCGAGTACTCGCAGGCCACGAGAACGCGCAGCGGGGTCACCGCAACCCCGCCAGCGCTATCACCACCGCGCCCGTCGCGATGCCGAGGACCGCAAACAGGAACCAGTAGACGGCGGTGCCATCCGTCCACCGCCGGTCCTCGTCCATCCACGCCCAAGCCTCTCGCGAGGCCTGGACGCGGCGCTCTTGTTCTTCGGTCACGCCAGAACCTCTGCCACCACCTCGGCAGTCCGACGCCGGGCCGCCTCCATGATGCGCTCATGCGCCTCGGGCGAGGCAGCGCTGATGTCATCCAGGTTGCCGCGCTGGGCCAGCAGCACCCGGTCGATTTCCTTGACGCTGCCCGCCTTGCGGATCGCCGCGACGATGGCGCGGGCTCGCTCGGCGAGCTCGGGCGAGAGGGTTGCGCCGGTCGGGGCGTCTGGTGAGGACGCTGCGGAGGGGAAGGGGTCCGCATCCGACACGGCCGGCGCGGGGGCGTCGGCCTCTTGTTCCGTGGCATCGAGCAGGGCGTCCATCGCGGCGCTGACCGCGGCGACGGGGCTGGAGGGCGGGGGCGTGACGTCGCGCATGGTCACGCTGGACGGCGCGGCGAGGTCATCGTCGGCGTGGATGCCGAGCACGGCCTCGGGCATGTAGCGGCGCGCCCATTCGCGGGCGCCGCGATAGGCCAGCATCTGGTCGGGGTTCTTCTTCCACTGCTCGTTGCTGGTCCTCCAGCCGCCGACCGTGCCGACCACCGAGCGCGGCGCGAGGTCGCCGATCAGCTTGCCCAGCACCGTAACCTGACGCTGGTCGCCGGCGCCGCTGTACTGGTAATCAAGGCTGCCCTGCAGTTTGCCCGAGGCGTTGACCACGGCGGCAATCAGCTTGCCCTCGTAGCCGAGCTTGCCGCTCAGCACGTAGGTGTGCTGTGCGACCGCGAAGGGGTCCATGCGCCACCGGAAGGCCTGCGCCGCGACCAGGAAGCAGTCGCCCAGCTTGCCCTCGCCGCGCAGATGCGCGGGCGCGAGCGAGGCCGAGGACATCAGCTTCGCGACGCGCTGGAGCTGACCGAAGATGTCGCTGTCGAGGTAGACGGCGACGGGGTCGGAGAAATCGATGGCGACGGCGCGCGGCGCCGTGGCGGTCGGAAGGTTTGTGACGTTGGTCATTTCGTGTACTCCCTCTGGATGGATGCGTTGATCTCGTTGGCGGCCCACTGCGGAAGGCCAATCTCCACTACACCGTCGGTGTACCCGGGCCATGCGCCGCTATCAACACATTTTGCAAAGCGGCGCAGGATCTGGCGGAGCTGCTGGTCGGCGGCGCTCGCGGCGTCGGCGGACAGCGCGGCGACGTAGCCGAGGTACGGCTCGCCGGAGCCCACGACCATGAAGGCGTGCGTCGGGCGCTGGATGCCGAGGATGCTGGCAACCAGGCGGAACATCGCGTCGCCGAGGTCGTACCTCAGATTGGCGGCGGTCTTGCGCCACGCATTCGGCGCGGGGCTCGCGGTGGTCTTGAGGTTCACCGCCAACCCGGCGCGCGCGATGTAGAGGTCGGGCCTGCAGAGCAGCGTGAGGCCGGTCTCCTCGTCCTTCGCGACCATCGTCACCTCGGCGCGACCGCCGGCCTCGAGGAGGCGGCGGGCGTCGAAGTTCTGCATGAGGCCCGCGCGCATCGCGACGATCCGCATGTGGTCGTCGAAGCTGACGATCTGGCGATCGGCATGCGCCTCGCGCCAAGCCTTACCTTCGCGGGTCGCGAAATTGAGGCCCTCCGGCTTGACCGCAAAGCGCTCGTGGAAAGTATCGGCGCCCTCCAAGATGTAGCAATGCGCGGCGGTGCCGAGCGCCATCGACGCGGTCGGCTCGCGAGTAACGCGGGCCCGGTTGCCGCGCCAGAACGCGAAAGCGTGGGCCGGGCACTCGGTCTCGAAAGCGACGAGGTCGCTGCCGCTGACCGCCGGGCCGGCGAAGGCCTCGGCGGACAGGTAGGCCTCGAACGAGACGTCGTTGTGGATGCCGTCGTTGATCACTTGGTGACCTCCCTCTTCATTTGGCGGTGGACCCAGCCGCGCAGGGCGGCCAGGCGGCTTTGCTTCTTGCCGCGCGGGGCGTGAGCCGCGCGCTTGATCATGCTGCGGTAGACCCGCAGCAGCTTGCGCTTCTCGCTGGTCATCGGCTGCCCTCCAGCTTGGCGAGCTCGCGCTCCAGCTCGGCAATCCGCTGGTGGGCAAGCAAATAGTCGAGGCTGCGCGGATCAAGGTCGCGCGCAAGCTCAACCCGCAGGGCGATGCGCGAGCGCAAAACGCCGGGCGTCTGCTTGATCGCGAGGGCGGCAAGCGGGCGCTTCATGGCAGCACCATGATCGCGGCCAGCACGAGGCCCATGAGGGCGTTGATCCAGAGGGGGCTCATGCTCAGCCCTCCATCTCGGCGCGGATTGCGGACTCCGCGATGCTCGCGATCTCGTCGGCCATGTCGACCGAGCCGTCCTCGCTGGCCGACACGAAGGCGTCGATCAGCGCGTGGTCGCTCTGGATGTTGCCAGCGCCAACGTTGTCCATCTGCTGGCGGCAGATGTCGCGCAGGCGCGTCAGCGCCTCCTTGATTTCGCGCGCCGCGCGGACCTTCGCGGCGTCGATGGCGCTCAGGGCGTCCTCGCAGTCGTCGAGGAACCCGACGCTGCGGACGAATGTTTCGCCGCGCTCGTCATCGTTGCGGTAGTTCATCATGGGTCGCATGTCTTCCTCCTGGTTGCGCGCCGCACCACCGGCGCAAGGGGAAACATACACCTGCGGTGTACGCGCGCAAGCACCTTGTGCGAAATTGTGCGCTTGACGGGTACACCGGGGGTGTAGTAGCGCTCGCGACATGACCATCTCCGATTTCGTTGCCGCGCTCGGCGGCACCAATGCCACCGCCCGCGCGTTCACCACGACCCCGCAGGCTGTCTGCAACTGGAAGCGCCGCCGGCGCCTTCCCGCCGCTCGGCAGCTCCAGGCGCTGCATATTGCGCGCCGTCACCAGCTGATCGTTGACGTAGTGGCGTTGGCGGGCTTTCGTAAATGAAACGCGACACCGCGATCGCGCGCGTAATCACCGCGCTGCAGGCCGAGGGCGGCAAGGCTTCGACGCAGGCGCTGTGCGAGCGGCTTGCGGGCGTCGACCGCGGCATCGTGCTGATGGCGTTGGCCCATCTTAAGCGCCGCGAAATCGTCGACAGCGACTTCGTGCCATCGCGCAAGCCGGATTGCGGGTGGACCTACTGGTTCACGCCGGCCAAACGTTCGCATCGCGGGTCGCGGTTCAAATCCGCGATAAGCAACGGCTATACGCGGCTGGTGACGGAATGGATCAGCGATCAAGGCGGCGAGGCCAGCATCGAGAAATGGACCGCTTGGAGCTGGCAAATCGAGCATCGCATTCGGCTGCACTCGGCGGTGCATTCGCTGCGCCGTCGGAAGCTGATCGCGATCGACACCAAGCGCATCAAGCTGACCGACGAAGGCCGCCAAGCGCTGACGTTGGGTCGCTCGATGGTGCCGATTGCGCCGACGCTTGAAGACTTCCAAGCCAATTTCGATTTTGAAGTGCGGGCTTCGACCGACCCTGAGGTCAGCATCGCGAGGGCCGAGCGCCTGTGGCCGCGGCTGCTGCAGGGACGGCGCTTTGAGGATGTCCCCGCGCATCTGATCCGCAAAGTGTCGGTGCTGCGGATGTCGACGCCGGTGGCGTCGCACAGCACGACGGGCAACGCCGGCGCCATGTGCGCCGACTGGGTTTCCGCGCGCGGCGGCAAGCCGTGAGGCGGTGGAGCGGCGTCATCCTTGGCGAGCCGGCCAGCAAGGCCAATTCGCGGCGCGTTGTGCGCATCGGCGGGATGATGCGCGTGATCAAGTCCAGCAAGGCGCTCAGCTATGTGCGCGGCCTGGAGCAGCAAATCCCAGCGCTGCCGGAGGGCGAACAGCTACGCGCGCCGATCCGCATGACCGCGCATGTCTACTACTCGACGAACCGTCCTGACCTGGACGTTTCGTTGATCCTCGACGCGCTGCAGGGCCGCGTCTACCGCAACGACCGCGCGGTTCGCGAGATGCACCTGTATCACCACCTCGACCGCGACAACCCGCGGGCCGAGATCGAGCTGGAGGAGATCGACGATGAGTGCGAACAACAAAAAAAGTGAACACTTAACGCCGAAGCAGGCTGCGCGTGAGTTGATGATGACGCCCGGCGGTGTCCGGGCGGCGATCCGGCGCGGCGCGCTGCCTGCGCTGCGCGTCCTGGGACGGCTGAAGCTGCGCGCGGAAGATGTGCGCGCGGCGAAGGCGGGCGCTCTGACAACGGAGAGCCGCCATGCAAAACGATGACCTGCGCTCCTACGCCGAGCGCTTGACCCGCCTGCTCGACGCCGCCGACGAAACGCGCGCCGACCTCAAGAAACTCAGGATCGAGATCAAGTCGGCGGGCTACGACCCGGCGGCACTGACGCGCGTCGTGCAGCTGCAGCGCGACGAGCGCAAGCGGGCGCGCGAGCAGGAGCGGCTGCAGGCGGTGACGCTCTACGCCGACAGGCTGGGCGTGCAGCTCGACCTTAACATATAGTCGAGAAGGCCGGGTCCTCCCTTGCCGTCGCCGGCGGGCGACGGAGCTCAGAAAGCTGACCAGCGGGTTAGCCCGTCAACGCAGCCCCGGCCGTGCGTTTCTGCGATGGTCGGCGCCCGCCGCTTAGCCAAGCTTGACGAGGGCTGGCGGGGACCGGCAAATTGGAAGCCCCGACGCGGCGGGAACCGCGCCGGGGCATAACGGACTGCCACAACCAGTCCGGCCACGATGGCGCGCTGAACCTATCGCGCGCGGCGGGCCGGATCAACGTCGAAAGGGCGCTGATGGACCCGCTTGTTCCAGCCGAAGTGGATCTTCGGAACTTCACCTATATGCCGCTCGATGTCGTGCGTCTGCGCGACAGTGACCTTGCGGGCGTCGAGGACGCCGAGGTGTTCCGCGCGGCGGTCATGGCGTGGTGCGCCGCGTGGCATCAAGTCCCCGCCGCCTCGCTGCCCGACGATGACGCGATCCTCGCGCGCCTGACCGGCTACGGGCGCGATCTGGCGACCTGGAGGCGGGTCCGCGAGGGCGGCGCTCTGCGCGGCTTTGTGCGGTGCAGCGATGGTCGTTTGTACCACCGCGTCGTGGCCGAGAAGGCCTTGGAAGCATGGGAGAAAAAGGCCCGGCAGTCTGAGCGCACCAAGCGCGCTACCGACGCCGCTGCGGAGCGCGCACGGATCCGTCGCGAATCCGTTACGGATTCCGTCGAGCCATCCGTTACGGACTCCAAGGGAGAGGAGAGGAGAGGAACTGAACCTAAGGGAACCTCTTCCAACGAAAACGATAGAGACAGTTCTGCATCCTTAGGAGCGCGCGCTTCGCCGCGCGCCGACCGAGGCACCCGCCTGCCGGCGGATTGGGAGCCCTCGAACGAGGAGCGCGACTTCGCGCTGGCGCTGGGCATCGACCCGGGCCGCGAGGCGGCGACGTTCCGCGACTACTGGCACGGCAAGCCCGGCGCCGCCGGGCGGAAATCGAACTGGACCGCGACGTGGCGCAACTGGGTGCGCCGCACGAGCGAAAGGAGAACGACGCATGGCACAGGATCTCGCGAACGCAACGGCTTTATCGTTCACGCTGAGCAGCTTGCTCGCGAGGATGCAGACCGAGCAGCCGGGCGCTCCGTTGTCGATTTCCTCGACGCAGAAGACCGAGGCTGAGCGTGCGCTGGCCGCAGCCGAGGCCGCGCTGCAGCCCGCACCGCAGGCGACGGTCGAACGGTTTGTGGCGGCGCTGGGCACGCTGACGGCGACGAGGCCCGGCGAGGCGGACGGGCTGGCGAAGATCCGGGCCTATGCCGCGATGCTGGAGTTTCCGGCCAGCGCTTTCACGCGGTCAAGCCTGGACGCCGCGGCGCGCAAGTTCCGGTGGTTCCCGTCCTACGCCGAGCTCGTCGAGCACCTTGAGGCCGAGGTCGCGGCGGCGAAGGCGCTCCGGCACCAGCTGCGCCGGGCGGTGGCCCTGCCGCTGGAGGGCGACCGGCCATCCGGACGCTACTCGGCCATGACCGAGGCCCAGAAGGCCGAGTTTGACGCCGCGATGGCGAAGTTCCGGTCCCGGTTCGCCTCGAATGCCTCCAGAAGCCCCGAGGATGGCTCAGGAACGCCGGAAGCCCGCCG